CCAATCTGGGTTTTGATTATGTGAATGGTACACAAGCTACGCTGGAGCCGTTACGTGAGTTGCTTGACAGGTACACTGATGACTTCATGCCTGACCTGCACGTGGAGTGGGATGACATATCCATTGACACACTGCTTGCACAGAACGATCTGGAGACACGCTGGAAGTTTAACATTCCCACTTTGTGCACAAAGGTAGAAGGTGTTAACGCTGGTCACTTGATTGAGATAGGTGCACGATCTAACGTAGGCAAGACATCCTTTCATGCTAGTATGGTGGCCTCACCTAAAGGCTTTGCTGCACAAGGAGCAAGCTGTATGGTACTGTGTAATGAAGAGGGTTCACCTCGTGTGGGTGCACGATATCTACAGGCTTGCACTGGCATGACGCTGATGCAGATAAAGGAAAATCCCAAAGCTGCATGGGACATGTACGGAAAGATTAGAAACAACATTTTTCTTAAGGACGTAACGGGTAAGGACATGGGGTGGGTGGAGAGCGTATGTAAATCATACAAGCCTGACATCGTAGTGCTGGACATGGGAGATAAGTTTGCCACAACACAGGGCTTTGCTCGTACTGATGAAGCATTGAAAGCTAATGTAGTGTATGCAAGACAGATTGCTAAGATGTATGAGTGCGCTATGTTTTATATGTCACAGTTAAGTGCAGATGCAGAGGGTAAGATACAGTTGAACCAAGCTATGATGGAAGGCAGTCGAACAGGTAAGGCAGCGGAAGCTGACCTTATGATACTCATTGCAAAGAACCCACCCCTTGAAGGAGAGGAGGAGGAAAGTACACAACGGCACTTGAATGTTGTGAAAAATAAACTATCTGGTTGGCATGGACTTATCACCTGCGAACTGGATTACAGGACAGCAAGGTACACAGCATGAATAAAAGAGCACTACCTATAGGATTTACTATTGGCAAGTCTGCCATACATGGCTTGGGCTTGTTTGCCACAAAGGATTTTATTGACAATGGTACAGTGGCTACCCATGTATACCATCCGCTTTTAGGTTGGCTACGAACAGCACTGGGTGCATTTATAAACCACAGTGAAGAGCCTAATTGTATAACAACGGAGGATGAAGTTTATCTAAAGACATCAACGGCAGTTGAGTCGTTTAATTTATCGTGGGTTTTGCTGGGAACAAGAGACAACCTTGACAGAGGCCCATCTGTTAGAGTAAGATACTTACTTCCTAACGGACCTATCTACTCTGGTGACGAGATAACATTATTCTACGGAGATAAAAAATACCATGAACTATCTTGATGACTTACTGGACATACCGGAATTTCTACGCCCTAAACCAAAGAGGGGTAGACCCAGAAAGGTTCAGCAAAGAAATGAATATCGCATTGTAGAAAACAACTGGGACGAGTGGCATGAAATAAAGCAAGAAAAATATGGCACACGATATGACCTACAACTTGGCGACGAAGCCCCACGTATAGGCAGCGGTCTTCGTATTGTGTATGTTAAGGAAGGAAGAAAGTGGGCACACATGACAAGTCACTCTGGTGATCCCACTTGTATGGAGGGTCGAGTACGCAAAAGATTTTCTCTGAAGAGATGGTTTCAGATGAAGGCATCTCACGAGAAGTATTTGGCTAGACAGCAACGAGCAAGAAATAAATTAAGGAAAAGAGCAAATGAAACTAACTCTTGATGTAGAGCATACGGTTACAGAGAAGGATGGTAAGATACACTTCGATCCTTTTGAGCCGGGAAATGATCTCGTAATGATAGGTACACTTACAGACAAAGGAGAAGAAAAGCTATTCACTATCTACCATAACTCACCACACGGTCAGCATACACAACTTGAAGGCATGAGGTCTGTATCTTTTGACGGGTCTACCGTGCAGGAATTGCTTGACAAAGCCACCATACTTATTGGTCACAACATCGTGCATGATCTTGTGTGGCTGTGGGAAAGTGGATTTAAATACGATGGTCCTGTCTTTGATACGATGCTTGCTGAGTATGTTCTACAACGTGGGCAGAAGAAGCCGCTGTCGCTAGAGGTTTGTGCAGAACGGTATAACCTAAACACTAAGAAGCGTGGTACTCTAAAGGAGTATCTATCTAAGGGTGTGTCTGTTGCAGATATACCACACGATGAGTTGAGTACGTATTTAAGTGCTGATCTTCACGCTACACAGGAGTTGTGTAACACATTGTATAAAAGGTTAAACACTGAACCGGACTCCCTGTTGATGGAACCAGTTGTTCTGTCAAATCGCGTGGCTGTTTCTCTTGCACACATATACCAGCGTGGTTTTAAGATAGACCAGCAAGCTCTAGCTAGAGTTAAGGAGGAGTTTGAGGCGGAGAAAGAAGAACTGGTTGAAGACCTTGACATACAGGTAACAAAGTTAATGGGAGATGTGCCCATTAATCTAAACTCACCAGAACAATTATCGTGGGTAATTTATTCCCGTAAACCAAAAGATAAAAGAAAATGGTCAGATGAATTTACACATGGCATGGTAAAAGCTGACTACAATAGTACAGTTAGTAGCTTATCGGATAAAATCTACAAAGCTCACGCCGTTCAGTGCTCCTCCTGTTACGGTGCTGGCAGGGTACGTAAGACTAAAAAGAATGGGGCACCATTTGCCCGTCCATCAAAGTGCTCAGTCTGTGATGGCATAGGGTATGTATTTAGACCAACAAAGGAATTGGCAGGGCTGAAGTTCTCTGCACCAAATGTTAAGTGGGTTAGCGCACATGGTTTTACTACCAGCAAGGTCAACCTTGAGATGCTGGAGCACATAGCATTGGGCAAGAATATGATTGACGCCGCTAAGTTTCTAAAGAATGTACGTAGGTTGAGTGCTCTTGACACATACCTGTCATCCTTCGTAGATGGAATAAAGTCCTTCACCAAACCTGACGGTATGTTGCACGTACAGCTAACACAACACATGACATCTACAGGTAGGTTTAGTGGGCGTAATCCCAATATGCAGAACATGCCACGTGGAGGAACCTTTCCTATCAAGCGTGTGTTTGTATCTCGTTTCGATGGAGGTAGAATACTTGAGGCTGACTTCGCACAGCTAGAGTTTAGAACAGCAGCCTTTCTGTCACAGGATGAGACAGCCATGCGAGAAGTATCAGAAGGCTTTGATGTGCATAGCTATACTGCTAAAGTTATATCAGATGCAGGACTGCCTACTACTCGACAGGAAGCAAAGGCCCATACGTTTGCACCTCTGTACGGAGCCACTGGGTACGGCAGAGGAGAGAGCGTGGCTGCTTATTACAAACACTTTGTTAACAAGTACAAGGGTATATCTCAATGGCACTCACGCCTCGCCTCTGAAGCGTTAAACACAGGTGTAGTGAAGACACCTTCGCACAGAGAGTTTTCTTTCCCCGGCATAACACGCAGGTGGAACGGCGATCCAACACACTTTACTCAGATAAAGAATTACCCAGTACAATCCTTTGCTACAGCAGATATAGTACCGTTAGCACTGCTGTACATGGAGGAGCTATTGATTGGCAAACAATCTTGTGTTGTAAACACGGTACATGATAGTATAGTTATAGATGTTCACCCAAAGGAGGAAGATTATGTCATAAAAATTATTGATAGTACTAACAAATCTTTACACGCTTTAATCCTGCAACAGTGGGGCGTAGACTTTAACGTCCCTCTTTTGCTTGAAGCAAAAATAGGAGACAATTGGCTTGACATTAAAGACCTGTCGTGATATAACTGCAAACCCTAATAAATAAGGAGAACACTCAAATGAGCTTAACAACTATTGATACAGACAACTACGCAGAGATGGCTAAAGCTATGGGTATTTCTGGAGAGGCTCCTAAGAGCAGCAAATCCAAGAGTACTCTTGCGCGGCTGAAGATTAACCATAGCCCTCTAATGGGCGTTGCGGAGGTAAACAAGAAGAAAGTTAACGTGGAAGTTGTTGAGGGAGGAACCTATAAGCTGGAGCTTCCCGATACGGATGAAGCTTACTTCTCTTCGGAAGTTCGCATTCGCCCCTACATGCAACGCTTTATGCATAAGCGTTTTGTAAAGGGTAGTGGTGACACAAAAAATGCCTTCATTAAAACGGTGATGGCTGATACACTAAACATTGATCTCAAGGATAATTCCGGTAAGTTTAATTGTGGTAAGTCTGCTGGCTACATTGAGGACTTCAAGGCATTGCCTGAAGATATGCAGAACCTCATTCGTCAGATCAAACGTGTACGTGTTGTGTTTGGTACAGTCCAGATGGTTGATCCTATAGATGCACAAGGTGAACCTGCTAGTGTGGATGAAGTTCCTTTCATCTGGGAGGTGGATAACAGGGAAGCGTTTAAGATTATCGGTGATCCTTTTAAGATGCTCTTTCAGAATAAGAGACTACCCGTTCAGCATCGCATCAGTGCAACAACTGTAGAGCGGAAGTTACCTAACGGTAATTCTTATTATGTCCCTGATGTGGAGTTGAATATGTCAGACGTAATTGGCATTGAGGAATCTGATCAATCCATGTTTGCATCCTTTCTAGATTGGATTACAAACTACAATGAGTACATTCTCTCATCGTGGAATGAATGCAACCGGCGTAACAATGAGATAAACTCTGCATGGGACTTGCCGGATGATCAAGCACTTGATATTGTTGAGGAGTTTGTAAACATTGAGAACACTACTGAGGAAACTCTTCAGTGATCAGCGCCCCTTTGTTAGAAGCTATACTAAACTACCTGACAACACGCCCTTACAGAGAGGTTAGTGGTTTCATTAAAGCTGCACAACAAGAGATCGATCAACAACAAGCAGCCCAACAGACAGAAGAGAAAGGGGAAGAATAATGCATCATCCTGCTGAACTGGCAGTGCATCAATACCTTGAGGACGCAAAAGGTAAGGGCACGAATATGTCAGAGGACACTGTAGACAAAGTGTGTGAAGACATTCGTAGCGCATTGCTCCGCCAGTTTGGCAGGGGGGCAAAGCGGGGATCATTCAGACCTCGTATGTCTAATGTAGGAAGACCAACCTGCCAGCTATGGTACGAAAAAAATAAACCCGATACAGCTTTACCCCGACCAACTACATTTGTAATGAACATGATGATAGGGGATATTGTTGAGGCTGTGTTTAAAGGTTTACTTACAGAGGCTGGTATTAGCTATGAGGAAAATGAGACGACAGCCGTAGAGTTTGATAGCGGTGTTACTGTGTCTGGTACAGCAGACATAAGTATAAATGGTGCTGTGGATGACATAAAGTCTGCGTCAGATTGGTCATACAAAAATAAGTTTGAG